CCGGGAAATAGAGGGATCGCGTCAACCGAGGATTGGTCGCGACCGTCACCGGGTCGCAACTCTCGTCATTGACCAGCGTCCGCGACGTGATTCCCTGAACGAACTCCAACGCCCTGTTCAGGTGGCTTTCCTGGTCGGCCGTCAGGCCCGCGTCGCGGCGGACCTCCAAGCGAGATTGGAGCGGTTCCGGCAAAAACAGGCATTCCTCGATCGCTCGCCGACGCGATCGACGCTCGATTTCGATGAGCTCTCCCTGGAGTTGTCTCTGGCGGAACTCAGGCAATTCACCACTCCGGACTCGCCTCCGGAACTCCTCCAATCGCTGGGCGGCCCGTGCATGGTCGGCCATCCTGCGGGCCATCTCGTCGCGGACCTTGTCGCCACGACGGACTTCGGTTTGCCACTTTCTCCTCCTTTGCGTCTCTCGGGCGTCTGGGGCGAAGATCGCCTCGGCTTGGGCAACGACCGCCTGGTACAGTCGCTCGACGGACCCAGGTTCCCCGGCCCATATCCCGCGCAGCGCGGAGGGCGTTTGCCGAAGCGCGGCGCGCCATCCCGTGGCCGCGACTTGCCGGAACGCCATCCGCCGCTGGGTTAGGATGGCCTCGATCTCGCTCAGGCGGCGGCGTCGCGCCTCGGCGTCCTCCCGCCGCAGGGCCGCCAGGTCGATCAGCCGGCCGTCACGGTCGAGGAACTCGATCCAGTCCGGCCGATGGACGCCCAGGCGGCGGACAACCAATTGGTACCGCCGCGCGCCGACCGCCCGCATCCGCTCCTTCTCGGCGGCCCGTTCCCACCAATCCATGTAGCTGGCCGGGTCGGGGATCAGCCGCCCGGAGGCGGTCTCGAAGGCGGCCAGGGCCTCGGGCTGGCCGCGGAATTCCTCGGGCGGCCGGAAGATGGGGATCGTCGTGCAGCGGCAATTCGGCGCGTCCGGCAGATCTGGCAGCGCATTCCCGTCCGCGTCGCGGAAGACGCCATCCCGGCCGCGGCGGTAGATCTTTCCGTGGCGCGATGCGTGTTCGGGCCGCGTCCACTCGTCCATCACCGCCACGATCTGCTGGCCGTCGAGCAGGTCGCCCAGCGCGCCGAGGCGATGCTGGTAGTCCCGCTCCATCACCCGGCGGCCCTCGGTGCGGGCGATCCGCTGGGCCTTCCACGCCAGGCCGTCGGCCCACGGCTGGAGACGGCGGCGGAGCTGGTCCACGTTTTCCCCGCCGGAAAGTCCCAGCGACAATTCGTTGAGCATGGCCTGGCGGACAGGCTCTTCCCACCGTCGAAGGCGCTGTTCCCATCCGATCCCGCCCGGACCTGGCTCCACAAGCGCCCGCTCGACCTCCTCGGCGCTCGGCGGCGGAAAGAGCATCGCGTCGAGAATGGCCTTGGCCTGTTCCGGGGAAAGGCTAGGGGCGCGGTTCGGCTCGCGGAAATCGGTCCACAAGTCGACGAGCGACGCTTCCGGTGGCCAGGTTTGCGGGCCGCCGTGCATTTCCACAAGATCGGGCTGTCGCGACTCGCGCGAGGCGGTCCGCGCCAGGCGGGCCAGCAGGATCGCCACCCATTCCGGCGGCAACGCCCTCGACAACGCCGCGGCGGCGGTCTTCCGGCCGAGGCGCACCAAGGCGGCCAGGGCGGCGGCGACCTGGCCGCGGGCCGCGGCCATCCGCCGGTCGAGCGACGACGCCATGCGGGCCCAGGCCATCCAGCCGCCCCGAGCCGCCTCCTCGGCCGCCTCGACGGCGATTCGTCGATAGGCGGCCTCCGCCTCCCGGCCAGCCCGATCCGACGCCGCCAAAAGCGCGGTCGATCGCTGATGGAAGGCCGCTGCCAATCGCTCGTTGAGCCTAGCGGGCCGGATCCGGGCCTCGTGGACGTGGACGATCATGCCTGCTCCTCGGCCTGGGCGATCAGATCGCGTTCAGCTCGCCACTCGTAGCCGTGCCGCGCGGCGACCGATTGCGGGCTGACCACGCCCATCGCGAGCAAGATCTGGTCCGCCTGGGCCTCGGCGAGGCGGTTACGGCTTTGGACCGCCGGGGCCTCGGCGTCGATCGTCACCTGGCGGCTCGCGCCGATCGGCAGCCGCCCGGCCAGCTCCGCCGTCTCCAGCGCCCGCGTGAGGATTTCCGCGTCGGCCCAAATCATCTCCGATTGCAACCGCTCGAACATCTTCACCGCTGGGCCCTCGGCGACCATCGTCGAGGCGTAATTGGCGTTCGAGGCGTCGGCCGAAAGCATGAACTCTGGCAGACACAGCCGGGCGGCGATGGCGCGCAGCTCTGCCTGCACTGCCTGGACGAACTTCGAGGCGTCTATCCCGGAGGCCGGAAACTCATAGGTAACGCCCGGCGGCAGGTCGACGATCGCGCCCGGCGGCAAATGTTGGTAGTCCCGCGTCTGGCCGCGATCGTCGCGGGTCTGGGCGGTGGCCAGGCGGCCAACGTACTGCTGGAGCGAGCCCGCCGCGGCCGCCTCGTGGCGGCGGACGATGGCCACCGCGGCCTGGATGCCCGCCACGGTGCTCATGTTCCGCAAGAGCTTCCAGGCCCGGCGCAAGTTGGCCCGCACGCTCGTCAAGAGGGGCACCCCGCGGGGCATCGTGCGATCCACGTTCGCCTTGCGGTGTTGGATCTCGCTGGCGTCGATTCTTTCCAGGCTCTGCGCCTGGCCCGGGCGGCGGGCCACCCAATAGGCCAAGACCGTTTCTGCGTCCTCTGGGTCGGTTTCCACGCCAAAGGCGATGTCTGGGCGTCCCATCGGACTGGCGACCTGGTCGGGCTCGATGAAGCGGACCTCCAATTGTCCATCGACTACGAACATCCGCAGGAACGCCTCGCCGTCGCGGTCCAGCCGCCATTGGATTTCCCGCTGGCGTAGGGGCCATTGGCTCCGCTCCAGGAAATCGACCAATTCACGCTGGATGGCGTCCAGCGAGGCCGCGTCGATCTCCGTGCCGGGCTTGGGATTGACCTTGTAGTTGTGCCCGCTGCCCACGATGTAGTTCACCCTGTTTTCGAGTGCCGATATTGCGAACGGATGGTATTGCGCGTACCAGCGGCTCTCGCTCCGCAGCGCGGCCAGTTCGGCCTCGGATCGGTAGGCGGGGCCACCACCGGCCGTCAGTCCGGGAAAGGCGAGCCATTCCGGCTCGTCACGATCGATCCAGGCCATCGCGGCCTGCACCGCCTCCAACCAAGTCGCGTTCGTCTCCATAGCTTCCTCCAGATAGTTCCAGGATCATTCTTACGGCCATTTCCAGTGCATCAGGGCCGTCGTCGTGGGCGCCGTGGGGAAAGTCCTGGAGTTGCCCCACGAGCAAACGCCCCCCTGGATCATCGAGCACCCTCAATTCGCGGTTGACGATGTATTGTCCGAGCCTCCGGATTCTCAGCGGCTTTGGCACGCGATTTTCTATCGCGAACGTCGGCCAGGCGATGCCGAATCGGCCTTGACTTTGCCGCTCGAACTCGTGGACAAGCAGCTCCTGAAACTGGTTGGCCTCGATACCAACCACGTGCGGCGCGAATCGGCAGCAGGCGGCGAGCGTGTCGGCGACGATGCGGTATGGTGGCCGCCGCGCCATGTCGGCCGCCACCCACAACAGGCCCCTCGCGACGCCCAAGAACACAATCGCGGAAAAATCGCCCTCTCGATCCCGCTTGCCCAGGCTTGGGTCCACGGCCAGGGCACGGACGTCGAAATCGTCGCGGCGCGGCATGTCACCCTCGCTGACCCAGACCCAATCGCCCCAGAACTCGGCGGGCCATTCAGCGCCCTCCATGCAGACAAAGCGGCCTTCGAGTTCCTGTTCGGCCAGGCGTCCGGCTGCCTCGCGCTCGACGAGCCGCAAGAAGTCTTGGGGCAAAAACGGATTGCTGCGCGTGGGCGCGTGAATGAGCGTGCAATCGTCGGCCTGGCGGCCGAATCGCTCGTAGGTCCAGTGTCGTTGCCCCCTGGGCGTGAACGTCGCCGCCAGCCAGGCCCCGGGCGTTTGCCGCAGCGTGAACAGCACGACCTCGTAGACCTCGCGCGGCATCAGCGCGGCCTCGTCAAGCCAGGCCCCGGCTACAGTCAGGCCACGCAGCCGATCTGGATCGTCGGAGGTGCGGAAGAGGATCATTGCGCGGTTGACGAGGCTCACGGCCAGGCGGCTGAGGTGGATCTCCCGCAGACAGCGCGTCCGTCGGGCGAGATCGATCAGGCACGGCCAGGCGAAATCGCGGAGCATCGTGTAGGTCGGCGCGACCACGAGATAGGTTCTGTCTGGTTCAGCGCGTCGCAGCAGGCGATAGGCCCCGGCGTAGGTCTTGCCCGCCCCTCGGCCGCCGACGTAGCCGACCAGCGGCGTGGCGGCGCGACTAAAGGCGAGTTGCTGCGGGGTGAGCTGGATGATTGTTTTCGCCGTCGCTTGTCGAGTCCTTCGGGAAGACGACCTCCTCGACGATTTCGACGCGCTCTCCATGGGTGACCTCTTGCCGATCCTTCTGTCCGAGGTATTGCTTGCCAAGCCAGATGAGCATGGTGGCGTTGCCCTTGCCCTTGGTGGCTAGCTCAATTTGTTTGCGGCGGAGTCCCTCGCGGAGCTTCGCCCGGCCGCGGTCGAGGGCCTGGCGATGCCGCCGCTTGAGCGTGCTGGGCGTGATGCCGGTGATGTGGCTGATCTCGGCGTCCGTGCAACCGATCTCGGCCATCCGCTCGATCGCCTCGGCATCGATCGTGGTTTTCACGCCTCCCACCTTTTTTGTTGGAGGTTCATTTTGTGATTTCGGAACCATTGTACCACGCCACTTGGGGGGTGCAAGGAAACGCAACACGTTTTGTTGCATCGCAACGCGAGTTGTCGCCTCACATCGACCAGCAGAAAAAACTCAGACACGCGCACCCCTCCACGTGGAAAGACCCCCGAGAGAAAAACAGGGCGGGCAACCGCCGGGGTGCGCGGGGTTCGGGAGCGACCCTAGCCCGCCCTCGTGAACATTCTATCCGGCGTGGGCGGGGTTCGCATCCATGCCCCCGCCCCGCCTCGCCATGGCCCGCTCGTCCAACAGTTGCACGGCCTCGTTGCGAGCGAAACTACTCGACATTGGCCCCTCCCCGCCCGCAGCGTCGGGCGTCCATCGCGTTCAGCTCGTGCCGGATCATCGCTATGGTGTCTTTGTTGAAGAGCCACGCATTCCCGGCCCGCGCCGCGGGCTGGATATGCGGCCTGGTCTGGATGATGTAGCGTACCCTCCACAGCGGCACCCCAAGCAGGTCGGCTATCCGGCCTGACGTTAGGGCATTGGGGATCGTTTCAGTTGGCATGACTTTGGTTCCTCCTGTTTCCTGTCGAACAATAGCCCCCTTTCCATTGCGCGGTGTCCACGCAAGAAAACAAAAAACCCCGGAAAAACCGGGGTCAAACGCGTCGTGAACGTTCACAAACCACGCCGTGAACGTTCACAAACCACGCCGTGAACATCCACGAACCACGCCGTGAACGTTCACAAACCACGCCGTGAACATCCACGAACCACGCCGTGGACGTCCACAAACCTACGCTGGATTCAAGGAGTACGTCTTATTCGTGGACTCCGGCCACGCGATTCCAACGGACTGGGTTCGTAGTCCGCAGCCTGATCATCTATGACTTTCTGCAACTCGGGGTCCACGTCCCCCTTGGTACCCAGCATCCTCTCTGTCAGCCCAACGACTTTAGGACGAACTCCCCCGCCTAAAGTTCACCTTCGCGTGTCATCGCTCAGCCCCCTTCACGCTGCGGACGGGCCGACAGCCGTCGGCTATCCACGCCTCCAGCGCGGCGCGATGCCATCGCACGAGAGTCCCCATTGCCTGGGGCAATTTTTGTCCAGACTTTTCCGCGGCCCCTTCCAATTCACGTATCGCTTCGGAGTTTTCCGCGGTAACTGGGCCAGTCGCAGGCCAACGACAATGCCCCGTGTCGGAGACGATCAACGATCGCCACGCCAAGACGCTGCTCGGCTTCCGCCCGGCTCGATGCGTTGATCGATAGCCAGACTGGCCTCATTTTGCTGTAGCGCTGGTCGATGATCGCGTACAACACCGATCGGTCATACTGGCTGACTTCCGAATGCGGCGCGATTGGATCGCTGAGCACGAGCACCCATGGCCGCACGAGGGAGGCGATCCATTCCCGTTCTCGTCCGGTCTGGATCGCCTGCCTCAATCCTAGCCACATCGTCGCGCCAGTCTCCCATTCAACCGTGACGTCCGCAGCCAATGCGGCATGGACCAGACAGGCAAGCAGGTGATCCTTGCCGGTACCGGAAGGGCCGACCAGCAGAACATTCACACCATTGGCGACGTGTGACTTCACGCTGGCGGCGTACTGTCTGCATGCCGCTACCGCCTTGCGTTGCTTCGGATCGTAGATCTCGAAGGTTTCGAGGCGGCATGCACGGTATCGCCTACCTCGACGCGTCCATAAGGCCTCCGCATCAACGGACCTTCGCACACGGGCTATCGCGGCCTCGCGGGCCTCAGCCTCGGCGACGCGCCTTGTGTATTCCGGACGGCAGAGCCGTTCGGAGACGGCCAGGACGAGGCTAGATAGCCTCGACGGGCCTTCCTGGGTCGTGCCGGTAGCTCGACTGATCGTCGAGCCGTCCACGTCCATAAGCACCTCCTTTCTGCGGCAGGAAACACCCCTGATATCCCTGTGCGATCGAATGTCGCACCGCATCGACGATCGAGGTCCCGTAGCGGTCCAGCAGCAGCGAAAGTTGCCGCGCTGGTGTCCGGTAGGGCTTGCCGATCTCGCGTCGGTAAGCGATCCATTCAGCCAAGGCCGCTCGGACTTCTGGCGTGTCGCATCCGTCCGGATACGTCACCATGTCCAAGTCGGTTTCCCCCCCGCGTCGTCGCGGGGGGGTAAGGGGGGGTATTTCTTTTCTTTTCTCTTCTCTTCTCTTCTCTTCTGTAGTCACGCTTTTGTCACGCTGCGCGCGTGACATTTGCGTGACAGAAGCGTGACACTCTGGTGGGTCTGGCCCGGACCGACGCCGTTGCTGCCGATCCCTCGCCAGGATCCGGCTTTTCGCGCCGCGAGACATCCAACGTCCAAAGTTCGGGACCTTCAGGCCCACCTCTGGGTCACAAGTCAGCCAGCCCACACTCTCCAGAGCGCCAAGCATCCGTGACGGCACGTGCGACCCAGAGGCAGCGTCCTCCAAATCCACGCCCGCCAGGACCCCATCGTCTGTGTGCGTCTGGGCCCATGCCCAGAAACGAACGAGAAGACCCACGACCTCATCCGTTGAACGCCCCAGCAGCCGCGCTAGCCGCAGCACCTCCGGCGTTGAATGCAGGTCGGTTCGAATCGGAATCCAATCGCCAGCCATGAGCGGGTCATTCCTTCAGGAACGCATCCTTATGCGTCCCAAGACCTCCTGCGGAGTGTTTCCTTGTGTCTTTGCAAGAGGTCGTCGTATTCGTCTTGCAAGTCGCAAATCGCTTGCTTGCGATCCGCCTCCCTACGCTCGTGGTAGTCGTGCAATCTCCCAACAAGCTCGCGCTTGTCGCGCAAGGCGGCAATCAGCCGCTGGCAAAGATTCCTGTAATCCATGGTTCAATGCCTCAGGTTAGTCGCGGTGATAGCACGGAATAATCATCCATGGCCGCCGAATGCCTGGCCTGGCCCATGCGGCGCCTGACTCCCGGCCGCGCCGCATCGTTTTTTCGATCGCCAAGTCGGCTGCCTCACGAGTCGTGAAAATCGCGGCGTGTCCGCGTCGTAGTAGGATCAAAGGTTGCACCTCACTTGGATCATCGTTGTGCCCGAAGTCAACCGGCTCATAGGCTCCAGGCCGCTCCACACAACGCATCAAGACTATATAGCCGGCTGGAGGTGGCTGCGACATTACACGATGCTCCTCAAAACAGTTCACGCGCGAAAATCTCCAATAGCCGCTTGTCCACGGCCTTTTCCGCCGCGCGGCTTTTGCGCAAGGCATCCATGCCGCGGGAGCGAAAGAATTCACGCTGCCAGTGCCGCATTTCGCTCACGAGTTCGGCGAACTCGCGCAACTCGTCATGGCGGGTCCGCGATTCATCGTGCATGGGCTGCATCGCACACCTCGCCGAAGACATCTGGGGTAATACTGGAGCACGAATCGGCCTCGGCGGTGAGAATCACCACGCCAACGCGGCTGGCGATCGCCGCCACCTCAGACCGGTTGACTGGATCGAGCGATTCCCATGCCTCCTGGGGCACGGTAACCAGCCCTCCGCGGCCAACCTGCTCGGCGGCGATCTCCAAGGCCACCCGCCACCGCTCACCAGGCGACAGGTCGCCGAAGGCCTCCGCCCCGCGATCCGTATCGCATACTAGCCGCCCCATCTCGACCCGCAAGCGGCTCGTCACCTTACCTACCAAGTCGGAGAGCACCCCATCGGTGGCCGCGGCGGCATCGCGGTAACGCGACGCGGCGGCCGCCGCTGCCTCCGCCTCGCCACGGCGGCGGTCCGCTTCGGCGAGCAACTCCCGCCGTCGCTGGGCCAAGATCGCCCGCTCGATCCTCGCCTTGGCCCGATCGACTTCGGCACGGGCCTCGGCGATCCTTGCCGGATCGACCAATGGCGGGGCCTCGGTGATCAGCCGCTCCAATTGCGCGATCTGCGATTGCGTCGCGCGGGCCTGGTCGAGCTGGCGGCGGACCTGGGCGCGGCGTTCTCTCGCCACGGCCAGGGCCTGTTCGAGCTTGCCGATCTTTCCGTCCAGGTCGGCGGCCTCGGCCTCCAGCGACTCGACCGAGGCTGCTTGGGCTTGGGCCCGCAAGGACGCCAGCCCCTGCTCAGCCCTGCGGGCCTGCTCCGCCCGCCGCCTGGCCTCGTCGGCCCGGGTCTCGATCTCCTTCAGGGCCACCAGGGCCTGCTGATAGGCGGCCTGGGCCTCGGCCGGGGAGCCGGGATCGTCCGACGGCAGCCTGTCCGCCTCGGCTTTCAGCACCGCGGCCTTCGCCGCCGCGTCCTCGGCGGCCCGCTCGCCCTTGCGGGCCTCTGCCTCAAGGGCCCGCTTGATTTGCCCGGCCAGGGCGACCGGATCGTCGGCGGAATTCCGGCCCACCAACTCCCCAAGCGTCGTGCCCAGCGGTAGAATGGCCTCGAAGGCTGATGTTTCCGCGACCGCCCCGGAGAGCTGGATCAGGGCTTTGATCCGGGTGCGGTCCGCGGATTCCTCGTCTTTGATCGGCGGCTGGACGAGTTGACTGATGTCGAGCCGCCCCTCGAGAGTCACGACCTCAGCCTCGCCGGTCCGTCGCTGGGACCGGCCGATTGTGAGCCTCGCTCCGATCCCCTCCACCACCCCCTTGGCCCGCCCGTCGCGGCAGGGCGGGCGGCCTCGCCCGCTCACCAAACTATCCACCGCGGCCAGTGCGTGGCTCTTGCCCGCCCCGTTTCGCCCGCGGAGCACCACCACACCGGCGTCAGGCAGCGGGATCGTCAATTTCTCGATCGGTCCGACGTCTTCGATCTGGATTGCGCGCATTGGTTTGCCCTTTCTATTGCTTGAACATTTCCAGAATCGCTTCCAACTCGTCTTCGGGGTCGCCGGGCGCCTCGTGGTCCGAGGGGCTGGCGGCCGAGTCGGTCGCCGCCTGGTCTTGGGCCGCCGCATCGTCATGGGTGACGGCGGGACCTCCGAAACGGCCGGTCATGCGGAAGAATAGCGAGGCCTCGGCAAGCACGTCGGCCACCGCGTAATGCAGGATTTCAAGGAATCTGCCCGCCGCGTGGAGGTCGGGCACATTGGCGCCGCCGAACAAATCTTTGTGCGACGGCAGGCGGCAAGCCTCGAGCAGTTCACCCAGGCCGATGTATTGCCGCTCGTCGAGGGTGAACCGCGACCACTCGCGCATCGTGTCAAAGACCGGCTGGTCACGCCAGACCAGCGCGGGCGGAAGCAGGATGCCTTCGCGGAGCATCGCCCGCCGCAACTTGGGCAAATCGAATCGCAGGATGTTGTGGCCGACCAGGATGGTCTCCGGCGCGCAGCGTGACAGATAACCCGCCGTCCGCGCCAGCATGTCGTGTTCGCTGGCGCAGCGTTCGATCGCCGCCACGCCGATCCGCGGATCGTTCACGTCCATCCAATGCAGCACGCGGCAATCGCCCTCGGTGCGGAGGGCCACGGAGAGGATCGGGGCCGTGTCGAGCAGGGCCAACTGCGATTCCTTCTTCGCCACGACTTCGAGGTATCGTTCCCCGATCGTGGCTGGCTTCCACTGTCGCGACGGCGACCATGCCCGCCGGGCCCACTCCTCGGCGTCGGTCGGTTCGCCATTGATCGTCTCGATGTCGATTACTACAAATTCCGGGTCGTATTCCCACATGTCACCACCTCCTGGACCCACGGCCGTTGGAGTAATGCGAGTACGGCGCGTAGCTGCCGCCATGCCAACCGCGGTATGGCTGCCGCGCCTGGAGATACGGTCCGAACATCTGGGCCGCCATCGCCCCCGCCGCCTGGAGATTCGCGGCGACCTCGGGGCCGAAGTGGACCCGCGCCGAGATTTCCCGCCCGTCGGGCAGCGGGATCGTCACCGGCACGCTGACGCCGGTGGGCTGCGCCGTGGGCATCGCCATCGGCCCGCCCATCGCCATCGGTTGGGGCAATCCGCAGCCCAGCGTGGGCTGCGCCGCGGCCGCCTGGCCGCTGGAGAGCCGCTCGATCGCGGCCGAGAGTTTCGCGAGCAATTCTTCGTTCGCCATGACGTGCTCCTGATGCCGAGCACGGGACGAGGAGCACGTCGAGGCGCCCCGCGCTCGGCCAAAAAAGGACCATTGCTCCTCGGCATCGCCGCCTCACTCGTCCCGCGTCGCCCAGTGGCCCGTCGGCTTGGGCGGCACGGACATCAATTCTTCGCGGAGAATCCGCCTATTTTCCGGGGCGCTGAAGCCCATCCGCACCCTCTTCCCGTGGACGTCGAGGATGCGAATCTCGATCTCGTCGTCCACTAACACCCGCGAGCCACGCTCGATGGTCAACACCAACATCCCAGGTCCCTCCTCGTCTTCACACATCCTCGTCCGTCAATAGGTGCCACAGCACCCACGCGATCCACAGCGCCCCGGCGATCTCAATGGCCTGCCCCATGATCGCTCACTGCCCTCATTCCCGACGCGATTGCCGCGTCGAGTGCCATTCCATGGCCACGGCGCACCCCAGCGCGGCGACGGCGGCCCCAAGACACTCAACCAGCAAGATCAGCATGACCACTCCTCCCAAAGAAAAAGACCCCTCGGGGCTGGTCACGCCGATCAGGCCCCTCGGGGTCAAGTCCAGGTTTTCGATTGTCGGGTCGATCGGCGTGATCGCCTGGATTGTAACAGCGTGAAATATTTTGTCAATAGCCTGGTTGAAAGATTTTTTCACTCCCGCGAAAGAACGTCCCGTGGTGAACGCAAGCCGAAAAGGCGGGCGAGGAGTGGCAAGTAGTCTAGTTTCGGCTCGCTTGCGCCGGACTCCCAGTGGTATACGGCCCGGCGCGTGACGCCAAGCTCGGAGGCCACTTGATCCACAGACAGCCCGGCCCGTTCGCGGAGCACGCGGAGTCGCGCTCCACACCGTCCGCTGTACGTATTCAAGTCCGGTTCCTTGCGTGCTGGAGCCATGATCGTGTTCCTTCAAAAGATCCGCGTGACCAAAAGCGGAGATTTTAGCCGCCCGTGTGCCTGCTTTGCAGTACCTCCTCGCGCCCAAGGCGGCCGGTGGGGTCTGGGCGGACGGCGGGGACAATCCCCACGCTCCCACCGGCGCGCCCGGGCGCGCTAGGAAACGACCCGCAAAGGCGGCCTGTCCGGAATCGTAGGTCGCGGCAACAGCGATACAGTGCTTGTGCCGCACAGTCTTGGATCGCGGTAATGCCGTTCGAAAATCGCTCTGGAGTTGCCCAAGTGCGCGCTTCCGTCGCCACCCGCGGCCTCGACCAAGCTGCCGCTCGTGCGACGTATCTTGTGCCACAGGCCGCCTCGCCGACGGCCACAGGCCAGACCAGCGTCGCAGCAGAGGCGACGGAGACGTTCGTCCAGCCAATTGCGCGTCCACGGCACAGGCCAGGCCAATTCCCGCTCGCCCGCTGCCAAGCGCAACCAGCGGAGCGTGTCTTCGGCCAAGGCGTACCACCTGGCTCGGTGCGTTTTCCGCCGCCGGACCAAGAGGCCGCCGCGATCCAAAGCGCAGTCGGCCATCCGCACTTGGAGCACGGCCGAGATCCTCTCGCCGGTGTCGTAGAGAACCAAAAGCAGCGAGCACCACCACGCCGCCGCTGGCACTCGGGCAACAAGGCCGGGCTGCGCTGCGGCGACCTGGACGAGCCTGGAGAATTCCTCGGCCGTCCAAGCTTCCGGTTCCTGTAGCTCGCACGCCATCCGCGGCAACTTGGCAGCCGGTCCGGGGACAAGGCCCTCGGCGACGGCGCAGCGCCAGAGCGCTTCCAAGTGCTTCGCTTCTGTGTTCACCGTCGCCGCGGCCCGGACCTCGGCGCGGGCCGCCAGCCATTGGCGAAGCGGAACCGTCGCCAAGTCGCCGAGCGTTGCTGGTCGGCCCAGCCAACTGCTGTAGCTCCGCGCCGCGTAATCGTAGTTTGCGAGCGACCGCGGCGCGATTCCGAGGTGCGCTGGGCCAAAGACAGTTCGCAGGAAATCCCGTAACAACATGGCCGTGGTCCTTGGCTGTCCATTTCAAGTATGGCACACACCCAAGGCCAAAAGCCGGCGCAGGGACCACGGCCAGACAGCTAGGCGGGTGCATCGAGAGTCGTCCAGTGACGCGGGCGTCCGAACCCGATCCGTCAGCACCCGCAAGGCCGGCTACGCCGCCGACGAGAGGCGCTGAGGTTCTGTGTGCCTCCAGTCTAGGCGGCCGCCTAGAGTTTTGTCAACCCCCAACCACCACGGTTTTTTGCTGGCATGCAAGCTAGAGCGTCCTTGGTCGCCCAGAACAGCGTGGGATCGCTCGGAATCGCTCGACCTCACGCTCGGGAAAAACGAGCACGTTCGCGATCCGTACTGGGACCAGCCGCTTTTCACACACGAATTGGTGAACTCGCCCGCGGGTGACGCCAAGCAGTCTCGCCACCTCGGCAACGGAGTAGTAGCGTTCTTTGGCTTCGAGCACTGTCATAGCCCTATTATAGCGAGCAACCTAGGGTTTTGGCATAAAAGCCGGCAGGTGTCACAAGGCCCTCAGCGGCCCCCCGGTCCTCACGGATTCGGGCACCTGCCGTTAGGTGGCTTCTGAGTTTGGTAGACTGCTAGTCTACAAAAGTAACAACCTTGTTTAGGGGTTGTCGCACCACCTAAACGCACCCCACAGGACTCGAACCTGTAACCTTCGGTTCCGTAGACCGATGCTCTATCCAATT